ATAACTGTTTCTACCAAACTGAATGGCTGACCCTCGTTTACTATTTTCCATCTTGGGACACCTTCCAGATTAGGACTTGTGTATGAAAAATTAATACCATTAACTGTTTGAGTAGATTCTGCTGTAGGGATTGAATTGATATAGCCATTAATGTCATTACTTTCAATATTATGCCCAGAAACACTTACTGAATAACCTGTGCGGTATTGATAGCTGGTAATATTTTCTGTCACTACAGATTGGCTTTGAGAATTTGTGCTTGAAGATCCCGTACGAAACGTTGGTATAACTGGATTTGCAAGTGTTTGTAAAGGAAATATAAATAAAAATAGCAGCCAAAATTTAGTCAATGGTGATCGTTACAGTTGTTTGACCAATACAGCTAGTACCACTACCTCCTGCCGTGCAGGTATGCACTCCGCTACTTAAACTCGTCATGCCGAGAGATCCTGCTGTACCACCTGATCCCACTGTTGTCTGCCCTCCAAGATGAGGCAAAGCAGATATGCCTGATGATGGTGTTATAGCAGAAGGAGTAGCATCGCCTACTGTTAGTGATTCTGTTAATGAAAATGCAGACCCAGCACTTGTAATAGCCTTATCAGTCTGTATCAAAGCTGGTACTGAATCGGTCAGCGATCCAACATTCAAGCCCCCGATAGCTCCAGAGGTTGTAGATCCTCCAGAAGTTACAGATGGAGTAATATTATTACCTGACAATGAATAAGTCGTACCAAGTTTATTCGTAACGCTGTATGGCATATCTACAGTGATCTGTGCAGATGTTGTAAATTTCTGAGTTATATCTGCAAAGGTTGCATTAGGCAATAATAAAAGAAGTGGTAATAATTTTTTCATTTAATACCTACATTATTGTTCTTATTATCTACTATAACGTCTTTTTGTTTGTTGTTTCTATTACCTTTAATTGATAAACCTAGTGAGGCAGTGGACGCTGAAAAAATACTTGCAATAAATGTCGGGTCAAAATCTACAATTTTTTTACCGCTTGGCGGCTCGTAATATGAAAGAGATAGCAGTGTTGCACTCCAAATTAAAATACAGATTTTGACAATAGTTTCTACTTTACTTGGTTCTTGATCTTCCATATAAGGTAACTACCTAAATGTGTGAGGAGATAGCGTTTTAAAGCTAATATAGGTAGTTAGCCAAAAATAGCAAATATTGGTATGTTTGGAAAGTAACACAAAAATTATGTCTAAATTTTTTATTGGCTTATTTATCAAGTTTGGTAAATCTGAATCCTTACGTAAAGCTGCCTTATCTCTTTTAAAAGATTTGGTTTCTAAATCAGATAATGATATAGATGATGCAATCGTAAAAATGATTGAAGAAAAATTATTTCCAGTAAAATGAATAGTAAATTTTTAAACATTGAAATAGAAGAGGCACCAGCAGAGTTACAACTTTCTGTTGAAATGCGTTGCAGAGATGTAATGGCTAGTAATGATATTGATAATGTAAAAAAATACTGTACACATTTAATAAGACATCAAATGAAACAAGATGTTTTTCTTGCTTCTGTTCTTGGTCATTTAGTTGAACTTGAAGCTATGGTTGCAGTTGCAGAGATAAGAAAAATGAAAAAACCAAGTTTTTTTAAAAAAGTACAAAAAAGATTTTTTAGATAATTTGATACTGTCTTTGTTTTTCAATAGTTTTTTTCATCGACCAATATTTAATTAATATTTCTAATTCATTTATACGTTTTTTTGCAGCAACTATTTGATCTTTTGTATTCATAAATTAATTTTCATATTGTTTACAGTATGCCTCTAATTCTTCTTTTTTAAAGTCTCTTATCATCATTTTTTTTGTTTTATCAACAAAATAATTATATTTTGCCATTTCTTTTAAAATATTTTCACTTATCCATTTGCCATCTTTATAAACAAGTTGCGCTTTATTATTTTCATCAATAAAAACATAATGATCTTGACCTTTTAATGTAATATCTAAAAGTTTTTTTTCTAATTCTTTAAGTCTATTTTCTTTAAGTCTTTTTAGTTTAAGTGCTGATTTTGGGTGATGTTTACTCATTATTAAAACCCTTTTGCTTTTACTATTTTTTTATTTTTAAATAAGTTTATTTTAGAACATTTGCCATTCATAGTTGCAGTTTTCAAAGCCTTTTCTGTTGCATTTACAGAATTTTCTATATATCTTTTTTCCTCTAAAAGTTCATTTTTTAAACTACTTATTGATCTAGTAATTCCATATAAAATATGTTCACTATTTGTTTCATGGTCTTTAATATGTTTTAAACCTTCATTTAATCTTTCTATTTTTTGTTTTGGTGTTGTTTGTTTATATTCCTCATTATATAAATCAATAAAACTTTCTACATTCCATAGGTCAGATGGCATTTTAATTGTGTAGTCAATCGAGCCATTTTTTCTCATGTATGTTCGTACAATACCTACACCGCCAACTTTGTTGTATAGCTTTATTGGTTGTGGTTCAATTGTATTTTTATCACCACTTAACCAAAAATGATCTAAGTAAAAACCACCTTTTTTTTCTACAATTTTCTGTATTGCAGCATTTCTATCCCATTGGATTACATAAGCTTTAGAAATACAAATCCATGTTCTGTTATGTCTTTGACTTGTTTCCCAACCATGCCAAGCGACAAGCTTACCTCTTAAGTCTTTTAAACTTTCTCTCATAATTATTTCTCACCTAGTTATCACAACAAGGGCATTCAAAATATAATGGCTCTTGCATAACCATTGCCGATAAAACTAAAAAAGCCATTTTTGTAGGAGGTTGTTCATTCGTAAAAGGCATTAACTTTTCATTAGGAAAATGTAATCCTTTATTTGAAACAATAATTACATGATTTGCTGCACAAGAATCTGTATGATTTTTATCTAATTGCGAGAAAAGAATACCAACACCATGTTCTTTATTTTCGCAAGTATGTGGTCTAAAATCAAACCAATCTAATTCAAAGCACTCAAGACCAAGAGAAAGATGGTCTTGAAATACTGCTACATTATGAGGAAGTTTTGGATTTGATACTTTTTTAAGAACTTTTGTCATTTATTCAACGTCCTCATTTTGATATTTATATTCTTTGTTGTAGTGCTTTTTATGATTCTTAAATTGTTCTTCAGATAACACTCGAAACAAGTCAAATATATCTTCTGATTGAATTAACTCTTCTGCATGATCCTGATCTTTATGTTTATCACAGTCAATACCAAGATTATTTTTAAAAAGACACCAGTGGCCATTTTCATCATGAAATAATTGATAAACAGCAAGTAAACTTAAAGTTGATTTTCTGTTAGATGTTGATTCATCATAAGCATCAAAAAATTTAGCTTGAATAAATTCTGATTCAGTTCTTTTCATAACTTAAAAAGGTAATTCTTCTGCAACAGGTTTTGCTACTGATATTTGCCCTGATATAAAGCCAGTACCTTTTTTTGATTCTCTATGCCAAGCACTTACAGGAATTTTTATAACTGTATCGCCAGCATAATTTTCCTCACCTGGTTGTCCTGTAATCCACTCCGCAAAAGCCATAGCATTTGACAAGGTAAATTCAACAGTTCCACTCATATCGGGTGATTTTTCTGATTTTTTTTCAGAATTATTAAAAAGAACTAAACGTCCAGAGAATAGATTTTCGTAAGCCATAATTTAAAAAGATTTAATTGGTGTAATTGAATTTGTTTCTTCCCACGCTAAAACTTGTGGGAGGGCATAACGTATAAGCGGTTGCCCTAAAGCAGTTGCTTGTCGTGGTACGTCATACCATTGTGGACCTTCTGCTTTACCTCGCCTAGTATTAGTTCGCCATTTTTTTATGGTTCTTTGTGTGATGCCGTAGCGTTCAGCAAGGTCTTTGGTAGATAAATATGGTTGGTCTTGTTCTATCATTTAAGCACCTTTAATTTGTTAACAATAAGAGTTTCTAGTTGTTCTTTTTGTGTAAGAGTAAGTTTACCTTGTGCAAATCTAGTTGCAATATTTTTTTGATGATCTGTAAGTTGTTCTTTGCTTTTTGCATTTAGTATTGCATTTTTAGCAAGACCAAAAGTAACATCTGTATCTGATTTATTAGATGTTTTTGCTTTTACTTGCTCTCGTAAAGTTTCTATTACTTCACCGTTATTTACATTTTTTTCTTGTACTTTTTCTTCTTCTTCCATATTAAAATCCATATCAGTCTCAAGACCTAAGATAAGTTTTATACTGTATCTTCTTTGATATGTAACAGCACCACCCCAATTATGGGTTTGGTTTTTCTTAGGGTTTGCCATATCTCTTTCAGATAAAAATATTGGCAGTTCGCTTTTTATAAAAGCACCATTTTTATGTAAAAGTCTTGTAACTATAAGTGTTTGTCCTGTAGAGCTACAGCCAAATCCTTGAGAAAGACAAAGACCATGTTTAAGAAGAACAGGTGTTACCAAAGAAAGCATTTGCTCAAGTGGTAAATAGCTATAACCAAAAGAACCTACACCAACTTGTTTAGTCTTACCCATTGATGGAAATTCTTTTTGCGCTTTTTGCAAAGCTTCTGCTAATGCAGCAATAGGTGTTGTTTCTGTCATAGTTTTAGTTTTGTTTGTAAGCCCATTTTGGTAGGCTGAGTTTGTGAATTTTTTCTGAATAGCCACGCCAATATGCATCAGCATGACAGTCTTGAATAAGTCGTAATGCTTCTTGTCTTAGCTTTTTACCTTCAGCCAGAGCATCTTCATCTAGCTCGGTAATGCTTATGGCATATGGATAGACTTTTTCAACTGCTATAAATACAAATCGCTTTGCACCAATAGTTTCTAAGTAATGAGCAGCTTGTAGGTGATAAAGAAAGTTTGCTATTGATTTAATAAACTTGTCGGGATTACTATTACCCTCGCCAGTTGTTTTAAGGTCGATAATTGTATCGCCATTTAGAAAGTCGCATCTTGCTTTACAAGTAAGACCAGTTTCTTTATCTTCTTTCCAAAAGCTTTGTTCTGCAAAACCATTTGCAAGAAGTTTCTTTGCGATTGGGTGATCTCTGACAGCATTAGCAACATTACTAGCAAGTTCATACTCTTGTGCAGTAATTGGTTCTATGCCCTTTGCTGCCATTTCTTCTGCTTGTGCCTTACCAGCTTTAGTTGATCTGCTAAGACAAACACCATACGCTTTTTTAGCCCTATCTGGTTCTAAAGTAAATGCGTGGCATAGCTCACCAGTTCTAAATGCTTTTTTTAAAGCTGGTTCGTGTTCTAACTTTTTTTGTTCGTATTTACTTTGATAAAATACTTGTGGACAAGTGCTTGTAATAAGCTTCAGATCACTAGCAGAATAAGCTGGATCTGCATGATATACCTCTGCTGGTATGTATTCTGGTTTAGTTTTTGGCATTAAGTTTATCCTCTAATTGAATAATTTTAATTTGTAGTTCTGTTGTCTTTTCAGCTTGTTCAATAATAAATTCTTTGATAATATCTATTTTTTTATCAAGAGCCATCATACATTCAGTGGTATTTTCACTAAAATCTTTTACCATGTTTGTAAGTTCTATACAACCATGAACGATTTCAAGCTTGCTTGTATTTTGTTTTTTCTCTTGTTCTTGTAAAGTTTCAAGAATCTTTTGTATGTCTCTTACCATTTAGCTACCTCTGTACAGGCTGCTTGTACACCAGCAAGACAATCTGCTTTGGTCATGTCTTGTAGTGAAGAAGTAAAAGCGGTATAAAAAATACCACCGACTGCTAGGTATAAAAAAAAGTTTCTCATGCGTTTGCCCTCTGTCTTAGTAAGAATGAAAGTTGCTTTCTGTATTTAGCAACATTTTTTTTGTGCTTGCTTAGTTCTGTAAAATCACCAGTAGCGCAACAGAAAGCGTAGCCGTTTTGTGCTTCTTGAAATTTGACCTTTACTTGGTCTATCTCTTGTTGTAGTTGATTCATTGTTTTGAGGTTTGTAGGCTCTCGCCCTATACTTCAATTATAGACAGGGTTTTCCCTATTGGCTACCCTTCCATGTTCGGTTTGTTTATTGGTGTAACATTTAAGGGTTATAAAATTTTCCATACAACTCTTTACCTTTTTTGTCTCTTGCTTTTATTGCCATTTCTAATGTAGAAAATGAACCAACATAATGACTTTTATTTTGTTGATGTATGCAAACTACATATGGATTTAAAGTTTGATGATTTAGATAAGTAATTGATTTATGGCCAGAGGTATTATTAATACCTTTTAATCTGTTAGAGCTATTTTGTTGTATGGTTGCTTTTCTTAAATTTTTAAAAGTATTATCACTTTTGTTATGGTTAATGTGGTCAATTTCAAAAGGCCATGGGTCTTTCTTAGTTACTAATAACCAAGCAACTCTATGTGCTGCACATTCTTGTTTATTTATTGAAATATAAATGTAACCAGTTTTTTTTAAATAGCCTGCTTTTGAACCAGCTTTTTTATTTGCTTTATTAATTTTCCAATTAAATACACCAGTAAAGATGTTGTAAGTAAGAAGTTCATTTACAACATCAAATGGTGGCAGTTTTTTCGCCTTACAATACATCTAATCTGTACCGTTAGAAATTTTCAATAAAAGTTCTTTTTCTTTTATAGGTTCAAAGCAGATGTCTCTTTCAACTGGTAAACCAAAAGGACCTCTTAGTTCTTTTATTTCTTTCATATCGAAAGAACCAAACTCTTGTTCGTGGCCTTTTACCAAACCCCAAGCAATTTCTGTCTCTGGGTCGTATTCAGCAATGAACCAAGTCCAGTTGCTGTCGGGTGTGAATAGCTTTACATAAAAGACCATTTCTTGTGATAGGTCATCATGTGCTGGTTGGCTGTAAAGCTTTGGAAGTTTTTTAAGGATTTCTTTTGTAAGTAGTTTCATTTTTTTAAAAAGGGTGACTCCAATTGTTGTACTGGTTAGTTGATATAAGACCATCTTTGCAAAGGGCATCTGTGTAATCGTTCCACTCGGTACGCTTTGCGACTTCGTCGCCTTTTCTGTAGCCAAGTTGTATGGCTTTGATTTTGTAGATGTGTCTGAAAAGTTTAACTGCTTCTGCTTTAGTCATTCGTTTAGAGGTAGTCATGCAACCACCTCTTGTATTTTTACACCTTCTTTCTGATGGTTGGCTATTGCTTTATCCATATAAAGATACCCACCGAATGGATCTAAGTTTGGTAATAATGCTCTAAGGCTTATCTGATTTATAAGGTTATATCTAACACCTTTTGCTGGCTTTTTATATGTGGCAGCCATAAAAACATTTCCATTGGTTTTATCTATAAAAGCATGAACACTTCTGCTGCCATTTTCACCACGAAGAACTTTGAAGTACTTACGACCAGTTTCAATAATGTGGTTTTCATTAGATTTTCTTTGATAGCCTTGCTTGTTATACCAATTTTCTAAATTTTGGTCTAGCAAGTCTCTGTAAAGCTTTACTTGCTTTTCAATTAACTGCTTTTGGTTAAGAACTGTTAGTGTTTGGTTGCTCATTAGTTTTTTTGAGGTTGGGAGCATCTCTGCCCTATGTATCCACTATAACTCTCCCTAAAGTGTATGTACAGACAAAATGTTCGGTTTATGAACTGGTGCATCTAGGGTAGAAATAGGGGAACAGTATGGTATAATGGTAGTAAGGGCAAGAGATTGTCCTTATTGAACCTCGATATTTTAAGATTATGACAAGCTTCCATTTCAATGATGGTGGTAGAGCAGAAGCCGGCTACAAAGGTAGAACCGGTGACTGCGTTACAAGAGCGGTGGCAATAGCCGCTTCCCTCCCTTACCAAGAAGTTTATGACAGACTTGCTGAAGGTAACGCTACTCAAAGGATTACCAAAAGGTCAACAAAGAGTGATGGAAAGAAAACAGCAAGGCGTGGCATAAGTACTAAGCGAAAATGGTTTAAGGATTACATGAAATCTTTAGGCTTTAGTTGGGTATCAACAATGGGTATAGGAACAGGTTGTAAGGTTCACTTAACAGCAGAAGAATTACCAAAAGGTACAATTATCTGTGTAGTAAGTAGGCACTATACAACAGTCATAGATGGAGTTATAAACGACACCTATGATTGTTCCAGAGGTGGCCAAAGATGCGTCTATGGTTACTGGAAAAAAGATTAAATACAAGCTGCTCTTAATCGGGCAGCTTTCTTGCACCAATTAAAATACCGAACACTATATGGTACATCTTAGGGAAACTTTAATTATAATATAGTCATAGGGAGAGATCCCACAACCCCCAAACAAACAATGACTAACACTTTCGATCTAACTGAAAAAGAACTTAAACTAGCTGAATGTGGTGATATTAAGTTTGAATACTTTTTTGAAGAAACTGGCTATGAAAATGTAGATGGCGACCCTGCTCTTACTTGTTTCACATTAAGAGATGCTTTAAAAACAACAGACTTTACAAAGCACCAGATAGCTGGTTTAATCAGTAGCTTAGAAGCCAAAGGCGTTTTATTTATAGAGTACAGAGATCACGTTTATGAAGGTCCAGACCTTTACACTCTTACAGAAAGCTTTATCAACTTTATAGCTAGAAAAAACATTGCAGCCGGTACTGGCCGATATGTTTACGCCTAAGAAACACAAAGGTTGCCCTTTACAGGGCAGCTTTTTTTTGTATAAAGTGTACAATAAAAATAGTCAGGGAGCCTGATGCCCATTGCAACACGAGGGCTGAAAGCTGTAATGGCAGGGCAGTCTCGGCGAGGTTGACTGATCTATCCCCTGATTATTCTTCCAATGCTACGACTAATATATCTGCACCTACTTGTTCTCCTTCTTCACAATATCTCTTTTTCGCTGTAAGAATTGTTACTTGAGAATCATCTAAAAAAGTAATTCCGCTTAAAGCGTCTAAACTAGACCTTACAAGTTTATCCAAGTCATTTCTTCGAATCGTAACATTTCTAGGTGACCCTGTACGGAGACTGCCATTTGAGTAATAATGAGCCTTCGGACGTTTAAACCGAAAAGTGGCCTCTACATAACAAGCTTTAGTTATAGCTGGTTGCTTAATTTTTATAGCCTCTCTTTTAACCGCCTCTCGCCATGGTTTTACTCTTTTACTTACCTCAATCATTCTTCCATTACCTATATACTTTTTACTGCCCTGCGGAGCAGCTTCAATGCCGTTTACAGAGAATTTAAAAGATGTCATTTAATCCACAGGGGTATCAATTTACTGCTTTACCAACAAATCTTAGAGGTAAAATACAACCAAATCAACTAGCGGTACTTTGGGTAATACAGAGTTATGCAAATAAAAACGATCAACAATGTTGGCCAGCTTTAAAGACTATCGCAGAAAATGCTTGTATTTCTAAAAGAACAGCACAGAAAGTTGTTAACCAACTTGTTTCTTTAGGATATTTAGAAAGAACACATCAAAAGGGTCGTAATGGGGAACAGGGTAGCAATTTATATAAAGTGACTGTTTGGCATTTAGCTAATGTACCAGAACCTAGTATTAATAGGCGTGGCAAATCCTGCACCCCTGCAGCAAATGCTATGCCCCCATGGCAGAATATGCCATGCCCCATAGCAGCAGATGCCACCAAACTAGATACAACTAAACTAGATACAAAAGAACTAGATAAAAAATATAATAAAAAAGATTATTCTGATGACTTTCTTTTATTTTGGGAAACTTACCTTGCTATAAAAAAAAGAGCTAGTGGCCAAAATAAACCAAAGGCATGGGCAGAGTATCAGAGAATTTTGAAAAAAAAGACAGCACCATATCTACAAAACTGTTTAGAATTAGCAATTATTCAACAAAAACAGACAGAGAAAAAAGGTGGGTTTGCTGTTTGTTTTCCTAATTGCTTTAGATGGTTAAGAGATGAAAGCTATGAAGGATATGTAAAAAATAAAACAGAAGCCCTGTACAAACAAAGAAAGTCTGATACAACTAATAAAAAGCCATGGGAAAAAGATAAACCTAATGGCCAAGACGTACCCTTTTAACCTCCAATGACAGTTAACTACAGAAGAACCGCATTAGATAAAGACACTACATTTTATATTCCAAAAGTAGAATGTTTTGCTTGTTATGACTCTGGTTTAGTATCTAATTCAGATGGTTTTGTAAATAGATTTATTCCAGACTATGACAGAGATAAAAAAGGAAATATTTGCGGTGGACAAGATTTAGCAATTATTTGTCATTGTAAAGCTGCTTATGAAAAAGAAACTGATGAAGATAAAACCAAAAAAGGTTTTAGAGATAACCATGGAAATATAAATACTGTTTTATCTATTAGAGGAGAACCACAACCTGTTGGTTTTTCTATGGAAAAAGAAAAGATAAGGCAAATACATACAGAGAGAAAACAAAACTGGGAAAAAACTGCAAAAGATGTAAACCAACTACGAAATAAAAGAGCAAATGGAGAGAAAGTTGAAACACCTTACTACATAGAAGTTGTAAAAGAAAACTTAACTAAGGTTGATGGCTTGTTTTCTTTTCCTTCAGAAAAAGCTATCGTAAAATCAATGCAAAAAACTAATGACAAAAATTAACGAACTTAAGTCTGACCATAAAAACGCTAGAAAAAGAACAGACCGCTCTGCGTCTTTAATACAAGAATCATTAGAAAGATATGGTGCAGCAAGATCAATAGTTATTGATGAAGATGGCCGTATATTAGCTGGCAATGGAACTGTAGAAGGTGCGAAAGCTGCTGGCTTAGAAAATGTTCGTGTTATTGAATCAGATGGCAAAGAGATTATTGCAATAAAACGTACTGGACTTACAGAAGATCAAAAAGTTGGTCTTGCTCTTGCAGATAACAGAACATCTGACTTGTCCGATTGGGACGCTTCAATGCTTCATCATTTATCAATGGAACATGAAATAGACCCATGGTTTGAACCAGAAGATTTAACAGAACTAATGGACGATAGGACAGATGCAGAAGCACCCGAAGATTTTAAAGATGTTGATGAAGATATAGAAACTGAACACAGATGTCCTTCTTGTGGCTATGAGTGGAGTGGAAAAGCAAAATAATATAAGAACTCTTTTACAAGAAATAATAAAACCATTACCAAAAGAAATTTGTGTTGCAACATCTGGTGGTATTGACTCTTCTTCTGTTGTTTTATCTGCTCTTGATGTAGAAAAAAAAGTACGAATATATTCATTTACTTTTGGAAAAGAAAAATTTTCATCTGACTTTGAAGCAGCAAGAAAACTTGCATATAAATTTAGCCTTACATTTGTACCTGTTTTTTTACCTGACAAACAAGATGAGATTGTTGAGACTGTAAAATATCTTATAAAAAAAGTAGGTTGTAGGAAAAAAACTGCCATAGAGTGTCTTTTTCCTTTTTACTATTTAATAAAAATAATGAAAGAATTTAAAGATGAGACACTTGTGACAGGTGTTGCTGCTGATGGCCACTTTGGGCTTTCTAAAAAAGCAATGATACATTATTCAAAAGATGAGTTAAAATTTAAAAAATTTAGACAAGATTATTTTGCAGACCTAGAATCTGCTGGCACTAAACGATTAATGAAACTCTGTGAGTTAAATAAAATACAACTTTGTAATCCATACTTTTATCCTTCTGTTTTTTCTTTATGGATAAATAAAAATTGGCAAGAATTAAATAAACCAAGACAAAAAGAAGTTATACGCAAGCATTATCCAGAATTAGATTGTTTAAAAATAAAACCACATACAAACTTACAACTTGGTGACAGCAAGATTGCAGAAACAGTTGGAAATGCGGTAATTTCTAAGTATAAACCTAATTCAAAATCACCAATTGGTATCTATAACAGAATCGCAAAAGGCATCTATGCCTAAACCAGAATACAAAATACCTTCTATGAAAGAAATACAAGCAACACCATGGAATGGTTTTAAAGTTGCTTCAACATTTTCTGGCTGCGGTGGTTCTTGTCTTGGTTATCGTATTGCTGGATATAAAGTTGTATATGCAAACGAATTTATAGAATCAGCAAGACAAACTTATAAAGCTAACCACCCAAACAGTTTTCTTGATCCAAGCGATATAAGAAAAATTACTGCAGATGATATTTTAGATAAAATTAATTTAAAAAAAGGCGAGCTTGATCTATTTGATGGTAGTCCGCCTTGCGCTGCTTTTTCTATCGGTGGTAAACGTGAAGCTGGTTGGGGTAAGGAAAAAAAATATAGTGAAACAACCCAAAGAGTTGATGATTTATTTTTTGAATATGCTCGAATATTAAATGGTTTACAACCAAAAGTTTTTGTAGCAGAAAATGTTGCTGGTCTTGTACAAGGTACAGCTAAAGGTTATTTCAAACGCATTCTTTCTAAACTGCGTGATTGTGGTTACAACGTAAAATGTAAGGTCTTAGATGCTCAATGGCTGGGTGTTCCACAGATGAGAAAGAGAACAATTTTTGTAGGAGTTAGAAATGATTTAAATATAGAACCAGTACACCCAAAACCAATTAAATATCAATATTCTGTAGGCGAAGCACTTATCGGTGTTGAAGAATCTAACGAATATAAACACATTGATCCAAATACAGAAACTTATCGTTTATGGAAACTAACAAAACCCGGCGATCAATTTTATAAAGCAGCATTAAAGCTTACTGGTCAAAATAAATTTTTTTCTCATGTAAAGCAATCTCCATTTCGTGTTGCTAATACTGTTGTACAAGGAACTATGGATAAATATCATTGGTCAGAACCTCGCTTGTTTACAATTCAAGAATTAAAACGAATCAGCAGTTTTCCTGACGATTTTATTTTGCATGGTAATCTGTACCAAAAGTGGGAAAGAGTCGGTAGGGCTGTACCACCACTTATGATGGCCAAAGTTGCTGAAACTATTGCCAAAAATATTTTAGAGAAATGTTAAAAATTAAATTTCCTTCAGATCCTTACCACGGTATGATTTTTTACTCAACATACGATAAAAGAACCTATGAATTTTTAAAAGATTTTGATGGTTATGATAAATGGTATGACATCACAAATGAAGACCTAGATCCTCTTACTGGATTACATTAAATGGACATACCTACAAACTGGTCTTTTGAAACTTCTAATGTTGCAAGAGGTTTTGATCGTCATGTACGAGAACAACTTCCTTGGTATGACTTAGCTACAAATGCAATTCTTCATGTAGCAAGACATTATATTCCTCAAGATGGTCTTGTTTATGATTTTGGTGCATCTACTGGTAACATTGGCAGAGCATTAGCACCAATTTTAAAAGAAAGAAATGCACATTTTATTGGCATAGAACCAAGTCAAGAAATGATAAAACTGTATAAAGCACCGGGCGAAATAATATGCAGCAAAGCAGAAACATTTATTGCAAAAGATTTTGATTTATCTGTTTTATTTTTATGTTTAATGTTTATTCCACCAGCCAAAAGATTTAATCTTATGCTAAGACTAAGGGAGAAATGTAAACCCGGAGGAGCAATTATTGTCTTTGACAAGTTAGAACCAATTGGTGGCTACGCTTCAACTGTTTTCTATCGTCTTACACTAGCTGGCAAAAAAGCATCTGGTACAAATTCAGATGAGATAATTGAAAAAGAATTATCTTTGTCAGGTGTACAAAGACCTATTACAGAAGATCAACTTGCTGGCGATTTCATAAACTGGTTTAAATTTGGCGATTTCTCCGGATACCTTATTGAAAAAACAGCATAATGGCAGCTTCAGGCACAACCCAAGCAGAAACAGAATTGCGTATTGCAAGATGCGCAAGAATTATTGCCAGTGGTGGTAGAAGGTCTGATTGTCTTCAATACGCTGCAAAAAATTGGGGGGTCAGTAAGAGGACAGTTGATAATTATTTAAAAGAAGCAAGAACACAACTTAGAGCAGATTGGGATATAGAAAGACCACAGATGATTGCTGATTTATTAGCTCAGTGCAGTACTTTACAGATGGAAGCAAGACGTTCTGGACAACTTAATATAGCTCTTGGTGCAATAAATACAGCAGCCAAGTTAGCGGATCTTTGTTCATGAGTATCCTTGAAACAGTTAAAAAAGGCCATGTGTTATTTGGTGATGGTCTTTTTGATATACCTTCTACAAAAAAAGTTCAAGATAGAATTAAATCAAATTTACTTCCACATCAAGAAAAGTTTTGCGCAGATACAGAACATAGAAAGTTAGCTCTTGTTTGTGGTTTTGGTGCTGGTAAAACTTATGCACTTGTAAGTAAATCAATATTGTTGGCATCTATGAATGTTGGTCATATCTCAGCAATTTTTGAACCTACCGCACCTATGTTAAGAGACATACTTATGAGAACTATGAATGATTTATTAGATGAATGGCAGATACCATATACATTTAGAGCTAGCCCATTACCAGAATACCAACTGCAATTTAAAGAAGGCATACATACTATCTTGTTAAGAACTATATTGACCTACCAAAGATTGCGTGGACAAAACTTATGTGCTGTTGGTTTTGATGAAGCAGATACGGTAAACAAGAGAGATGCAGAACAAGCAATGAATATGGCACTTGCTAGACTGCGGTCAGGTAATGTACAGCAGTTTTATGCGACTACAACACCAGAGGGTCATGCATGGGCGTTTGATACCTTCGAAAAAAACGCCAAAGAAGATACTCGGTTGATAAAAGCAAGAACAGCAGATAATCCTTACCTTCCAGAGGGATTTATTGATTCATTACTCGAAAACTACCCACCACAACTAATACAGGCTTACCTAAACGGAAATTTCTGCAACTTAGCCACAGGGCAAGTCTATGATAAGTTTGATCGTAAAATTCATGTTTTAAATAATCACCCCTTTGTAGATGATAATGAACCATTAAGAATTGGAATTGACTTTAACATTGGCAACATGAATGCAGTGATTGGTGTGGCAGTTGGTAATAAATTTATGGTCATAGATGAAATATCAAAAAGCCACGATACTGACAGCATTGCAAAGGAAATCAAAACAAGATACCCTTTCAACAAAATATATATCTATCCTGATGCGTCAGGTGGAAACAGAAGTACAAATGCTACAAAGACCGATATCCAAATACTAGAAAGTTATGGCTTTGTAAATCAATCTGCTTTGTCTAATCCACCAGTAAGAGACAGAGTAAACTCTGTTCAAGGTTTGTTGTTAAATGGTAAAGGTGAAACAAGATTAATGATTTCAAAAAAAGCTGTTAAATTAATTGAATGTTTAGAATTGCAAAGTTATAACGAAAGAGGTGAACCAGACAAAGATGCAGGGTACGATCATATGAATGATGCGCTTGGTTACATAACTTGGCGGTTGTTCAATCCCTTACATATGTCTGCTGGCCGCAAAACTGGCATTAGGCTTTATTAAGATTATTGTTTAAACTAAAAACAAACAACGGAGTTGAATTGTGTATTCTGGTTACAGCAACTTAAATAAACAGATAACTAATAGAGGAACAGAAATAAATGATCCTAATAATACTTGGTACCAACAAGAACCACATTGGACATTAATTGAAGATTTACTTGGTGGCACATATCAAATGCGGTCTAAACATAGAAAATATTTAATGCAAGAACCGAGAGAACTTGATGAAAGTTATGACAATAGATTATCAAGGTCTGTCTGCCCACCTTATTTTTTAAGATTAGAAAGAATGTTGGCTGGTATGCTTACTCGTAAACCAGTTAGGTTAAGCGATACAGCAGATGATATTCGAGAACATTTATTCAATGTAGATTTACAAGGTAATGATCTTAACGTATGGACTTATGAAACTGCAAGAAAAATGATTCGTTATGGTCATGTTGGTGTACTGGTAGATGCGCCAGCAACAGGACAAAATGCAAGACCATATTGGGTTACATATACACCAAGAGATATTTTAGGTTGGCGAACAGAAATGATAGAAGGTGCTTTGCAGTTTACACAATTAAGACTTCTTGAAAAAGTATCAGAACCAGATGGTTTATATGGAGAGAAAATTGTTGAGCAAGTAAGGTTGCTTACACCCGGCAACTTTGAAATTCATAGAAAAAATAAAACTGGAAAATATACAAAGATAGAAGAAGGAACAATGCCATTAGATAAAATACCTTTTTCTGTTGCATACTCAAACAGAGTAAATCTTCTTGAATCAAGACCACCAATGGCAGATATTGCTGAATTAAATTTAAAAGCATATCAAATACAATCTGATCTTGATAACCAATTACATATCTCTGCTGTACCAATGCTTGCTTTTTATGGCTTTCCGCAAAATGCTGAAGAGGTATCGGCTGGACCCGGCGAAGCAATTGCATTTCCAGCAGATGGTCGTGCTGAATATATTGAGCCAGATGGCAAGAGTTATGATGCACAATTTCGTAGGTTAGACAGATTAGAAAGTCAAATAAATGAATTAGGTCTTGCAGCAGTATTAGGGCAAAAGCTATCGGCAGAAACAGCAGAAGCAAAACGAATAGATAGATCGCAAGGAGATTCAACAATGATGGTAGTAGCTCAACAGATGCAAGACATGATTGATAACTGTTTAATGTTTCATGGCCAATATTTGAACTCAGAAGCTGGTAGTTGTTTTGTAAATAGAGATTTCTTATCACAAAGACTTGAGCCACAAGAAATACAAGCACTACTTACTCTTTACACATCTGGCTCTATTACACAAAAAACATTACTTGACCAACTGACTGAAGGCGAGGTTCTTGGTGATGAATTTGATGTTGAGGAAGAAATAGAAGCAACACAAACTGGTGGCATGGTTGAAATGGCACAGCCAAAACAAGAAGCAGAACCACAAAAACAAGAGCAAGATGCAGCTTAATTTATGTCAACACCTGAGACTTTTTACAGAGAGGCGATTGATTTAAACCGCTACAGCAACCAAGTTGCAAGACAGATTATTACGAATTACAACAATGTAATTTTAGATTTGACAAATAAATTAGCAACCATAGATGAAGTAACAGCACCAGCTACTGTTGCAAGAATAAGAGCTATGTTGGCACAGATGAAAGAAAGTCTTGAAAGTTGGTCAAATGCAAGTTCAGTTTATTTAGCAGACGAACTTCAAGGTCTTGCTGTTTTCCAAACAGAATTTGTAAAAGATCAACTTGAAAGAGTTTTACCTAAAGGTGCTGTTGGTGTTAATTCTGTACAAATATCACCAGACTTTGCTCGTAGTATTGTCTTTACTGATCCAACAGAAGTAAATATATTGACATTACCAACTGATTTAGAACCAACTGTACAGAGAACATTTAACCTTACTGCAGCCAAAGGTTCTGCAATTACTTTACCAAGTGGTCAAGTAGCAGAAAAAGCATTTCGTGGAATATCTACAAAGCAAGCAGAATTAATTTCAAGTCAGATTCGTATAGGTATAACAGAAGGAGAATCCATACCAAAAATTGCAAAAAGACTTAGAGGCAGATTACAGTTTGGTTTAAATCAAGAAATGACAGCAAAAGCACAAAGACTTGCTGGTGGTGATGGTATGAAGTTAGCAAATAACCAAGTTATGACTATTGTTCGTACTTCTGTAAACCAAGTACAAAATTCTGTTAATCAAGAAACCTATGCAGCAAATCAAAATGTTACGCAAAGATATGAATATGTTGCAACTTTAGATGCAAGAACAAGTGCAATCTGCGGAAGTTTAGATGGAAAAATTTTTAAATACGGAGAAGGACCTATGCCACCACAGCATTTTAATTGTAGGTCAACTACTGTTCCAATTATAGATGATGAAGATTTGCGCAGACAATTTCCTGATACCAGACCAAGTGCTACTGGTAGAGTGCCACAAGGTACTAATTATGCGACTTGGTTAAAAGATAATCCATCAATACAACAAGATGCACTTGGAAATAAAAAAAGATTTTTTAATTATTTAATTGATAAAAAAAGAAAAAGTCCAAGAGAGGCTTTGCGATTAATTATTAAAGATGATGGAACAGAGCTACCATTAAAAGAGTTAATAAAAAAATATCCAAATGCCACTTAAAAAAGGGAGACAACCAAAGACAATTACAGGCAATATAAGGCAATTAATACAAGATGGTTTCTCAAGAAGCCAAGCTGTTGCTATTGCTTTGTCAAAAGCTGGTAAGAAAAAGAAAAAATCAAGACGGAAAACAAAATAAAAGATATGATATAAATAGCTATTTGTATTGCTATGCCCGGTGGAATGTCTTATGGTTCTCCAAAACCAAAAAAGAAAAAAAAGAAAGGTGGTAAAAAGTAATGAGTAAATCATTAGCTGAAAGATTGTCTGAAGCAAAAAAAGCAAAACAGACTATTAAACCAAAGAAAGATGCGAAAGCTAAGAAGGGTACCTAAAGACAAAAAAACTGGCATTGCAAAAAAGTATTTGTCAGGTTCAAGAAATCCTGCTGCCAAAGCTGCTGAGATTAAAAGAACAGCAAAGCTTTACAAATCTGGTGCTTTTATTGATATAAAAGCGGTACAAAAATCAAGAGTTGCCCAAGATGTCACAAAAAGCAAGAAGAAAACCACTAAGCGCCGCCGTAAAAAAAGCACTTAAGGCAAAAGCTGAAGGTACAAAGTTTAAATATGGCGAACTTGCTGCTGTTTACAGAAAAGGGCAAGGCGCATATCTTTCTGGTGGATCAAGAAATGTTACTATGCAAGCTTGGTCATTTGGTAGGGTTAATAGTTATATGAGAGGAGATAAAGCAAGAACAGTTGACATGGCAATTTACAAAAGGTACCGAAAATGAAACTTACTACAAGACAAAAAAACAAATTAAAAGAACATTCTGTACATCACACAAAAGGTCATATGGATCTTATGAAAAGACTTATGCGAACAGGTGTAAGTTTTACAAAAGCCCATAGAGAGGCGCAGAAAAGAGTGGGTAAATGAGTGACCCTAGAATTAAAAGATTTGGTCTTGAAGGTTTTAATAAACCAAAGAGAACTCCATCACACCCAAAAAAGTCACACGTTGTTTTAGCTAAAGAAGGCGACAGAATAAAACTTATACGTTTTGGTATGCAAGGTGCAAAAAATAAACCACCTAGACAAGGCGAGTCTGATGCAGACAAAGCAAAACGAAGATCATTTAAAGCTAGACACGCAAAAAATATTGCAAAAGGTAAGATGAGTGCTGCCTTTTGGGCTAATAAAGTCAAATGGTCATAAATCTGATATATTAATTTTTAAAGGCTACGCTTTAATTTATGTCTGAAGAAAACAAAGAGGTGGTTACGCCACCAACTCCAAACAACACAGAAGTTGAACAACTCAAAGAATCAATAAAAAAATTAGAACAAAAAAATTATGAACTTATTGGTAAATTAAAAAATCAAAAAGAAGAAAAATCTGTGCCAGATGATTATGAATCTTTGTTAGCATTTAAACAAAAAATAGAGCAAGAAAAGCTTGAGAGTGAAGGCAAATATACAGAAGCAACACAAGCTTTAGAACAACAATACAGAGATCGTTCAGCAGAAGATAAAAAGAAAATTGAAGAATTAACTGCAAGAAACAGAGAGCTTGAGTTAATAGGTCCGTCAATTCAAGCACTTTCTGATATTACACATGATCCAGAGTTGGTTTTAAATAATCTTGTACCAAAAGAACAAATACAAATAAAAGATGGATTACCAGTAGTAGTAGATGGTTATGAACAATTACCAGTAGCAGAATATGTTAAAAATAAATTAGAAAAAGAAAAACCTTACTTGTTAAAAAATAAATCTATAAATGGTGGTGGTGCGCCAATATCAAGACCTTCAAATACAAATTTTTCTGAAGATATGATAAAACCATTTTTAAAAGAAACAGAAAACTTAGGAGAACAAGGACGTATATATAAAGTACATGGCAAAGAAACATGGCAAAAGTTGAGAGATATCGCAAAAACACGCTAGTATAGAACAAAGGCAAAGCTACGCAGAGCCAGATAGGGTTACGCCCACACCGTTAATTTTACTTTTGAACACATGGCAGTTCTAAGGAGTGACATTATCATTCCAGAGATATTTACGCCTTATGTCATAGAGCAAACAACTGCACGAGATTCTTTTCTCGCAAGCGGTGTGGTTGCACCTATGGCTGAGCTAAATGCTACTGAGGGTGGTGATTTCGTCAACGTCCCTTTTTTCTCTGCAAATTTAAGTGGAGATTTTGAAGTTTTATCAGATTCAAGTTCATTAACACCCGGTAAAATCACAACTGACAAACAAGTTGGTGTTATTTTACATAGAGGACGTGCATTTGAATCAAGAGACTTAGCTGCATTGGCAGCAGGCTCAGATCCTATGGCAGCAATAGGCCAGAAGATTGGTGCATATATAGCAAACCAAAGACAAAAAGATTTACTTGCTTGTCTTGATGGAGTATTTGGTTCTGTTAATTCAACAGATTCTAATGCTGCATTTTTTGCTTTAACTATTGATGGTGGTTCAAGTGATACACCAACAACATTAAGTCCAAGACACGTTGCAAAAGCAAGATCAATTCTTGGAGATCAGGGCGACAAACTTACAGCCGTTTGTATGCATAGCAAAGTTTACTATGATCTTGTTGAGAGAAAAATGGTTGACTATGTTTTAGCTTCAGATGGTAATGGTGGTTCTGCTACTGCATCTGGTGGTACTATTCAGCCTGCATATGCTGGTGGAAATGATACTGTACCAACTTATTGCGGACTTAGAGTTATTGTTTCTGATGACGTTTCTACAACAGGTAGTGGATCTTCAACAGAATACAGTACATATTTCTTTACCGCTGGTGCTGTAGCAAGTGGCGAGCAAGCTGGTCTAACAACAGAGACAGACAGAGACATTCTGGCTAAATCTGATGCTATGGCGATTGATCTTCACTATACATATCACCCTGTTGGTTCAAAATGGGCTGTTACTACAACAAACCCAAACAGAACTCAACTGGCAACTGTAGGCAATTGGTCGAAAGTCTATGAAACAAAAAACATTGGTATCGTAAGAGCCACTAATGTTTCAACTCAAGACTAGAGGTAATTAATTATGCCATCACAATTTGAAGTTACTGCTGGTAAGTTAACTGGACCAACAACAGGTGGTACAGTAACCCAAGCAACAAACAAATCCACAGGTGTAACTCTTAATGCAGAGTCAGGTCAAATCACAATGAATGACGCAGCATTAGCTGCTGCTGCAGAAGTATCATTTACAGTTACTAATGACAAAATTGCTGCAACTGATGTTGTAGTTGTCAATCATGGTTCTGCTGGCACTGCTGGCAGTTATCTTGTAGCTGCAAACACTATTGCTGCTGGTTCTTTTGCAATCACAGTTTCTAATGTTTCTGCTGGTTCATTAAGTGAAGCTATTGTTATTAATTTTGTTGCACTTAAGGGTGCCTCAAGTTAATGGGAATGTTCGCTTTCAAGCGTATGAGAGAACAAGAGGCTGCCAAAATGGTAGCCCCTGTTCTTTTAAAAAAGAAAAAAACAAAAGTAAAACAAAATGGCAATCACGATAGACGCAACAGTAGGAGGAGCATCAGCAAATAGCTATCTTACTTTGTCTGATGCCAATTTAATTATTGAAGGTTTAATAGCAGATGATGATATTTCTGCATGGGACGGATCAAGTAATGATAATAAAAACAGAGCCTTATTTACTGCTGCTTTAAGAATTGACAGAGAAAGATTTATAGGAGCAAGAGTAACCGATACACAAGCATTACAATGGCCTCGTACAGGTGTTAGAAAACCAGATACCTACATAAATACATATTCTGTTGGCTTCCCTTTTCGTATATCAACAGATTATTTTACAGATACAGAAATACCAGATCAAGTTAAAAAAGCACAAGCAATATTAGCTGTTTACTTGAATAATAATCGTGATGGTTTAGGATTAAGTGGTCTTGAAGATTTCAAGAAAGTCAAACTTGGCAGTCTTGATGTAGAACCTAATTTCTTTGGTTCTGTTGGTGCTGATAGAGTACCGCCACTATTTGAACGGTACTTTACCGGTTTACGAATTAGTGGACCCGGCAACGTCGCAATTAAAAGGAGCTAACTATGTACAATGCTGATCCAGATTTTTCATTAGGTGCAGAACTTATTACTGATACCGCAGAACATACTGGTAGATTTAAAAGAATTGATTTTAAAGAATCAACACAAGTTAATACAGCAACATCAAATCTTACTGGTAATTCAATTGATTCTGAAACTTTCCCTGCTGGTTTTGTATTATATGGTGTTTTTACAAGTATTACATTATCAAGCGGTGCTTGTGTCGCATATAGAGTCTGATGGGTCTTGCTTCTTCTCTTAAAAAAGTTGCATCTAAAAGCCTTAATAAATTAGGTGGAAATGTAACAATCAGACAGATTACAAATGGTGCATATAATACTGCAACTGGAGAAGTAAGCGAAAGTAATAGTGATACTGTCGTAAAAGGTTTACTTGAAAATATAAATAATAATGAAGTAAATGATTTAATACAGGCAGAAGATAAAAAACTTACAATATCTGCTGGTGATATTACATTTGTACCGACACCAAAAGATAAAGTAATTATTGCATCTATTGTTTATAATATTATTTCTATAACTACTAATCAACAAAATAATATTCCAATTACTTTTGAAATATTTGTGAGGGCATAATGGTACGGCAAATAAGATTAGATCAAATAGATGATCTTATGGGAGAAGCAGTACAAGAGTTAGTACAAAGAACAACATTACGTTGGACAGAACTTTCTAAAAACGCAACACCTGTTGGTGAAACTGGTAATTTAAGAAATGATTGGAAAACTGATATAAGAAAATTTAAAGGAACTATTATTAATAGAATGGAATATGCAGAACCAGTAATTTATGGAACTTCACTACCACCTAGTTGGAAAGGAAGATACAGAACAAGGCAACAGACCATAAAAGGTTTTCCAGAATTACAAGCCAAACAACTTACAACTCAATACATACCAAATGAATTAAAAAAAATTATTAGGAGTGTGTAATGGCAGCAGTAAACCTTAATACAGTCAGACAAACTATTGAAGCAAGACTAGCCACAGAACTAGCATCAAGCCCTGCAATTCCTGTTGTATTTAATAATATGCCCTTTGATTCTTCTGCTCAAGATTCTTTCGTACAATGTACAACAAGTTTTGGTAATGGTTCATATACAACTCAAGGCGATGCAAGTGGTACAAATTTAATTGTTGGTTTGATAGTCTTAGATGTTTTCACAAATTCTGGTATTGGTAGTGGTGCTAATTTTACTATTTGCAAAAGACTTCGTGACCTATACAATAAGGAAACAGTTTCAAATGTTATTTTTGATTCACCTGTTGGTCCTGAAGTTTTATCACAGAGTCCTGAAGGTAAATTTCAAACACAAATTCGTATTACATTTGAAATATATGAGGAACTTTAAAAATGGAATTTACTGAAGAAATGCTTGATGCTATTGAAGCTGTAAAAGGAAGAAGAGATGCCAAATATTGGGATCCAAGATGTCGAAGATATTATCAAGAACAGATTATTGCAAAGAAAGATGTAAAAAAACAAGAAAAGAGTTAATATAATTATAAATATTTCTTTTTGTTGTTATGGCTGCTGTTAAGGGTGATGTAGGAAAAGTAATGTTTCACAATGCGGCGGGAACAGAAGCCGACATTGCAGGAACAAGATCTTGGTCTTTATCTATTACAAAAGACACATTAGAAACCACAGTACAAAACGATACTTCAAAAACTTTTGTAGGCGGTTTGATTTCTGGTGAAGGCTCTGCAGAACTTATATATGATCCTTCTGGTAACTCAGATTATCAATCATTTATTGATGATGTTTTAACAACAGGTGATGCGGCAGACGCCTTATTTGAACTTTTTCCTGATGGCGGCACAAGTGCAAAGAAAATTAGTTTTTCCGGAATAATTACTAATGCAGAATATAGCGCAACATTAGGTGAATTAGAAATTATAAATGTAAGCTTCATTACAAGTGGTGCCATTACTTCAGCAATATAGTAAATTAGGATAATTAAATAATTATTAATGACAACAAAAAGAACAGTAGACATTATCACTGATGCTTTTAGTGATGTTATGTCTGCAAGACGTAAGTATGAATTAAACATACCCTCTGGTGAAAAAATAGATATTTATTTTCCACCACTTACTAGATATGACAGACAAAAAGCACAAACATCTGTTGGTACAGATGATGCTTTAATTGTTTCTACACAGTTACTTTGTCAACTTGCAGAAAAAGAAGATGGATCAAAAATGTTTGCGCTAGCAGATGCACCTAACTTACAAAGAATGTTGCCAGAAAAAGTTTTGAATGATATTGAATTATTTTTGTTTGAAATACAATTAGATGTTAATACAGCAAAAAAAGATTAAGGAGAAATAACTGGCTTAACTTTGAGTTGTTTCTCGCAACTGAATTAGGTAAAACATTAACAGAATTAAGAAAAAATATTACAGAGGAAGAACTAATATATTGGGCTGCTTATTACGAAAACAAACATGAAAATGAACAAAGAATGCATTTAAGAGCAAAAAACAGGTAGTATGTAATTAATAGATTTTTGTTGTATTTAAGTGGCAGAAAGTATAGTTACCTTAAGAGTTGAAGCAAGAAATGCAATATCATCTTTAAATAAAACATCACAAGCCACAAAAAAATTATCAACATCAGCAAAAGGGGCAACAGCTTCTTTAACTGCAGCATCAACCGCAGCTAAAGGGTTAGGGGCTTCATTGGCTGCTACACTTGGACCTTTGATAACTGTAGGTGCTGCTGTTGCAACTGTAAGTAATGCAATAGGCACTTTTACAGCAAGACAAAGAGATGTAGAAATCTTAAGGCAAGGTTTGGTTAATTTAGGTGAAGGTACTTTAGCTTTAAATAATTTACAAGAGGCAGCTAATAAATTAGGTAATCAAACTTTATTTAATCAAGAAGAATTTACTAGAGGATTTAATTTACTTACAAGTTTTAGAAATATTGGTGTTGATGCATATGAAAGAGTTGCTCAAGCTGCTGCAGATATTGCTCAAGTAAACCAAGTTGATGTTAGTACATCATTTATGCAGTTAGCAAAAGCATTACAAGATCCAGAAAGAAATTTATCAAACTTAAATCGTTCTGGTATTGCCTTTACTAAAACACAGACAGAAGTAATAAAAGAATTGATGAAAACTAACAAAACGGCTGAAGCACATGCAATGATTCTTAGCATTGTAGAAGAATCTTATAATAAACTTTCACAAGCTGCTTCCGAAGGGTTAGCTGGCGATCTTGATGCTTTAGGAGAAACTTTTCGAGATTTTAGTGAAACTTTAGGAAAAGCACTTGAACCAGCTTTGATTGCTGGTGTTAAAGGTCTTACAAGTTTAATAAAAGCATCAGAAGACCTTATTAAATCTCCATTAGGAAAAACGGCTTCATTGTTTACCGCCATTGCTCTTGCCGTAAAAGGTGCAACTGTGGCTTTTATTGGACTAAAAGTTGCTTTAATTGCTGCTGGTGGTGCTGCTGGCGCTTTGGCAATAGCATTAAACGCTATACCTTTTGTTGCTATAGTTACGGCTGCTGGTCTTTTAACAACAGCATTTTTTAAATTGAATGGTGAAAAACAAAAATTCAATAAATTAACACAAGAAGGTACAGAAGATGAGGTTACAAAAGCTTTTGAAGAACAAGCAAAAACTGTAGAAGAATTACAGAAAAAATTTGACGAAGCTTCCGGAAGAAATAAAAAAGCAAATAAAAGAAGATTAGATGAAGCTAAAGCAACAAAAAAATTATTACAAGATAGATTAGATGTTTTAAAAAAAGAAAATAAAATCGTTGAAGAAAATAAAAAAAATATAAATGAAACTGTAACTGCTTTTGAAAAAATGATTACACCAACGGATCTACTAAATCAAAATCTTGGTCAAACAAATCTTTTTGTAGGTTCTATAGATAGTAAAACTTTAAAATTATCTGAAAGTTTTGTAAATATTACAAGTGAAGCAGACAAATTAAAAGAAAAATTTATGGAGATTGGTCAAGCTGTAGAGCAAGGAATTGTCTCTAATCTTACTGATGCTGTAATGGGAACACAGACACTTGCACAGGCAGCAATAAATGTATTAAATCAACTTAAAAGAAAACTTGTAGAGGTAGCAATACAAAGGGCTGTTTCTGGAATTGGAAATAGAATTGGAGGATTTTTAGGTGGTTTGTTTGGTGGCAGAGGTGGCGGTGGTGGTCTTGTTGGTAATAGTGCTTCAAGCTTTTTAGGTGGTGTTGCAAATCCTTTTGCAAGAGCAAAGGGTGGTTCTGTTTCTGCTGGTGGTGCTTTTGTAGTTGGCGAGAAAGGTCCAGAATTATTACAGATGGGTTCAAGAGGTGGCAATATTATTCCTAATAATCAACTTGGAGGTAGTACAACTAATATTGTAAACGTATCTGTTGATGCGTCTGGTTCAACTGTATCTGGCAATACACCAGATGCACAGCAACTAGGAAATCTTATAGGAGCAGCTATTCAAGAAAGATTAATTAAAGAAAAACGATCTGGAGGTTTATTAAGCAGGTAATGGCAACTTTTCCAAGCATCTCACCGACATACGGGACGAGAAAAAACAGCAATCCTAATACCAAAGTTATAAAACTTGGTGATGGATATGAAAGCAGATTAATCTTTGGATTAAATCAAAATCCTAAAACTATTGATCTTACCTTTGTAGTATCAAATTCAGATGATTTTAATAGTACAGGAATTTCTAGTGCAGATACCATAGAAAATTTTTTAGATGCTAGAGCTTTAGATAAAGCAAGCTTTACATTTACGCCACCAGCCGAATCAAGTTCATCACAGTTTGTTTGTGAATCTTGGTCTAAATCAATACCATATAATGAAAGGGCAGTTATAACAACAACTTTTAGGGAGGTATTTGAACCCTAATGCCAATACCAGTCTCAGAATTACAAAAAATAAATCCAAGTTCTGTTATAGAACTTTTTACTTTGACTCTTGATAATACACTTCATGGATCAACTGCTGTTCAACGTTTCCATGCTGGCTCTAACAACTTAAATAATGGAGATGTTATATGGCAAGGTAATACTTACACAAAATTACCATGTCAAGCTGAAGGCTTTGAATTTGATGGTGCTGGTGGTGCTATCCCAAGACCAACTTTTACAATATCAAATGTTTTAGGAACTATTACTGCATTGTTTGCAACAGTTAATTCTGTCACTGCCAATAATGATCTTAATGGTGCAAAGTTTACAAGGATTAGAACACTTGCAAGATTTTTAGACGCTGCAAACTTTACTGGCGGCACAAATCCATTCGGGACACCTGACACAACACAAGAACTACCACAGGAAATTTATTTCATTGATAGAAAAGTTTTAGAAAATAGAGAAATTGTACAGTTTGAATTAGCGTCTGAACTTGACCTTGTAAATTTACGTTTGCCAAAAAGAGTTGCTACAAGGGATTTGTTCCCACGTATCGGTACATTTATAAATCAATGACATGGAAAAAAGATGCTCTTGTTCATGCAGAACAGGAAGCACCAAGAGAATCGTGTGGACTCCTTGTTTATTATCAAAATAAAAATAAATATATTCCTTGCAAAAATTTAGCTTTACATAATGATTTACAATTTTTGCTAGATCCTTTGGATTGGGCTGTTACTGAGGATAAATATGGCAGAATTTATGCTGTTATACATTCTCATCCAATTGGTACTGAGCATCCTAGTGAAGCAGATGTTATAAGTTGTAAACGATCTAATGTAACTTGGTATATTATTGGACTAAAAACAAAAAGATGGTTTAAATTTAATCCAACAGATAAAATAGAAACATTACAGAAAGATCCATGCTTAAGACAGTAAAACTATATGGTGATCTGGCTGAGTTTGTAGGATGGAAAGAACAGAAGGCAGATGTAAAAAATACAAGAGAAGTTATGAAGTTTTTATTGTGTAATCATCCAAAGCTAGAAACATACATGATTGATAAATTTTACAAGGTAGATATTGGTGGATATAACGTGACAGAGGAAAATATGCTTGACCCTATAACAGAGGAAATAAAAATAATACCAGTTGTTGAAGGAAAAATATTTGGAATAATAGCTGGTATTGGTTTGTTATTTGGTGGTGCAGCATTACCAACAGCAGGCTTACTTGGTTTTATTGGTACAGCAGCAACAGCTATAGGAACTTCTTTAATTATCAATGATGTAACTAATTATTTAACACCAAAGCCTAAAGGTCTGTCATCTTTAGAACCAGAAGATGCCACTGTTAACTTCGCATTTAGTGGAGTCACAAACGTTAGTCGTGCTGGTGTTGCTTTACCTCTTGTCTATGGAGATATTTTTGTCGGAAGTATAAATGTATCAAATGGAATTGATACAGACCAGATTGAGGTTTCTGTCTAATGCCATTTGAAGATGATTTTGGTGGAAGTGTATTTCAATCACATTATTTTGGTGAAATCACAGATCAGCAGTTAGATTCTTACCTTAAGGAATTTGGTAATAGTTCATTAGGAAATAATGTCGTATTTGATGCTGCTGGAAAGTTAGTTGAAATAGAAGGTATTACTGTTGAAACTGGCAGTTACAGTCAGTCAGGAACAACAGTAACAATCACACATGATGGTAGTGAAACAATAAATGTAGGTGATGTTTTAAACGTAATACTAAATGTTGGTGCTGTTGCTACTGAAGTTAGAGAAGAATTAACAGTAGCTTCAGTTACTTCATCAACTGTTTTTACTGTTACTCGTACAACTTCTGCTACAGTTTCAGCCGAAGTAGTTAGTTTCTATAAGGAAGATGTTCCGCAATCTAGTACTTATTCTCAATCAACAAATACAATTACTGTCACTCACAGTGGTGCAAAAACATTAGCTGTTGGTGATGTCGTTGACCTAAACGTAACATCTGGTTCTGGTACAACAGAAAATGTAACTGTCACCTCTGTCACCTCCTCAACAGAATTTAAGGTAGAAAGTAGTACTTCTGTCTCCACATCTGGTAATGCCACTTTTACAAAACAGAATAGTGTAAACATAACAGCAGGTGATGTTGATGGCATACAAACTACTACAGATTCCTTACTATCCAGTAAGCAATCCA